TGCGATCTCCATCAGATTCCAAGCCTCCGGCGGGTGGTGACTGATTGCTGCAGGCGGCGCAGTGCCAGCTGCTGGCCACGTTCAGCGCCTTGGCTAGCAGCTTGCTGCAGGCCGGCTTGGAACTCTTGGTTGGTGACGTAATCCACGTTGTTGATGCGTTCGACGTTGTAGCGAACGTCGATGGCGGCTGGTGCCATTGTCGCCGTGCCGCCGCCGGATGTCTCGTCGCCGCCGGAAAGAACAGCGTTTCCGCGTGCTCCAGCTGCATAACGATTCATAGCCGACTTCATCTTGCTAGCCGGAATGACATACTCCGACTCGCCGCCTTCGCCGATAAGTGCTCGGGTAGGCCCGGTCACAAACCCGCCTTCGGCAAATGCGGGACCGTAATACTCCTTACCGCTGGGCGCAGTCGCTCCTGGAGTACCGCGTTTACCTACTGCTCCAGATATAAGACCTAAAGCTTGCTCAAGAATAAATATATCAATCAGTTTCCCTATAATTTTACTTGCGGTCTCTAAGAAATAATCGCCAACATTTTTAAAGAACTGGGCAAGGGCTTCTTGTGCGGTTTGCGTACCAGATATAAGCGCTTTAAAAGATTGCGCAAATGCGTTGCCGACCGTTTCGGCTGCTGCACTAACTTGGTTAGTTTTATCTAGTAGATCGTTTAGTTCTCCTCTTGCGCTTCCTATAGCTGTGGTCAACCTTTCTTTGGGTGTAAGCTTTTTGCCCGGACCTTCCACAGCTTGGTTAAGTACTGTTCCCCTAGCTTCTTGTAAACGCTCTAACTCATCGCGCAGCTCTTTAATTTTGTCAGCACTAGCACCATAAGCTTCTGCCTGCACAATTGCCAAATTTGTAATTTTTATTTGTTGTTCTATTGCTGTAAGTTGATCCGAAACGAAACGTTCAAATTTTACAAGGCGTTCAGCCTCCGCAGGAAGTACACCTTCAGTGACAAGACGCAGATACATTTTTGTATCTTCAATTTCTTGTGTCCTTTCTTTGCGTAAACGCTCAAAATTTTCTACGGTATTTTGCCTAGACTGTTCATCGGCGGTAAATTTACTCAACCTGCGTTCTGCTTCTGCTTGTTGTATTGTTCTTTGTCTTATATCATATTGAGTTTTAAGATTATTTACTTGAGCATTATACACATTGTTTATTAAATCTATCTCTTTTTTGGTGAGGTCTTTTTGCAAAAGTCTCTGCTCTTTTCTGTAATACAAAATAAGTTCTTCCAAGTTTAGTCGAGCCTGTAATTGGCGTAGTTCTTCTGTATTTGCAGCTTCGGTTCCTTTGGTGAGCCGGACCATTTGAACGTCTAAATTACCCGTCTCTAAAGACGCGCTAAGTCTTTCGCTATAAAGACTAAATATGCTTCTCTGTATATTAAGTTCGTCTCGCAAATTTTTGACTCTTTCTGTCTCAATAGATTTTAATTTTGCGGCGTATTCTAAGTATGCGTTTCGGATCATTAGAGTGTCAACTTCTGCATCGTAAGCTTTGCCTATCCAGCTGTTTTTAATTTCAAGTAGTTTATTTTCATACTCTTGAAGTGCTACGTTTTTAGCCGCTGCAATGTAAGCTTCTCCGTTTTTCTCAAATGTCATACCTGTAAGAGTCAGTTTTTTAGCGGTCAGGTCAACTTGAGCCCTTAACTCTTGTGTTTCACCTAAAGCTTTTTGTTCGGCTGTTTTATCCACGTTCATGCCTAAAGCACTAAACTCAAGATTGTAAGCTTGTGTGTATTTTTGTTGCAGTGCTTTTAAAGCACCAGGGTCTACTTTTCCTTGGTTAGCATCTTTTAAAGCGATAGACTCTTTAAAATACTGTTGGTATGCGTTAGGATCCGCTTTTCTTAGCGCAGTAAGAAAATCTGTCTGAGCAGCTTGTCTTCTATTGTAGGAAACAACAGAACCAATAAAACTATTAAACCAAGTTAAAAGTTCATTAAGCGGACCTGCAACAGCTGCCTGAATTTGCAAACCCAGTTCAGCCATCTTTGTGTTTAAAGCTTCGCCAGATTTAGCTGTTTTTTGTAAAATTAGTGCGCCTTCTACGCCTACTTTTTTAATTAGTTCTTCTTGGATTAGAGCGGCTGCTTCAGTAACACGTCCCGCTTCAATCAGTTGCTGTATGTACTTTTGCTGGCTGCGGCTGGCTATCAGTCCTGATTCAGCCAGTTCATCAAAGTTGGATATTGGATCCAACATACTCGCTCCAGCTTTAATTACCGAAGCAGCAAGCTGATCCAAAGCTCCGCCAAGCGCACTTGTTGCGATAGAGAGCATGGGGTTACCAGGGATAAGGCCGCCAGCAGCACCACCAGCAATTGCACCAAGTCCGCCTCCAAACAGCGCTGGGAATGCTCCGCCAATGATTACGTTTTCGGTCATCTGACGCATACGCTGCTGGCGTGCTCTGCCTTCTCGAACACGCCTTAGACGGTCAGCGCGTAGCGAGGCCTCACCTAAAGGAGGCACGACAAAGTTATCCCAATACCCGCCGCCCCCACCACCACCACCACCACCACCACCACCACCACCACCACCACCACCAGCGCCGCCAGTACCGCCAGCGGCAGGAAGTAGACGACTACCACGAGTGGCTACAGAACGACTTCTAGCGGCACGAAGTTCTCTAATATAAAAATCAGCGTAGCTTTCTGTAGCAGCTTCTATAGCGTTAAAGTTACCTGTTATATCCTGCTGTATCCCTAGTTGTCGATTTGCCTCTTCAACTAAACGTTGGATCGCCCTAATGTAGCGGGCATCCTCTGTCGGACCAAAGCGAGGTGCTGTAAGAGGTGATAAACCCTCAAACATCGCGCGTGTGCGCATACTTGATGTTGTACCACCTGCAGGCGGTAAAAGTCCGCGAACACCTGAAGCTGCTCCAGTTCTTGTTGATGCAAATATGTCTTGCATACCTGTACCCGGTTTACCGGCCCAAGTGGCGTTAAAGCTCTTTAAGTAGTTTGAAAAAATTCTGGCTATTTCTTTAAACAAAGGGTCAAAGTATTTGGTTTCGTTTGCTAAATCTCTAAAACCAGGTACCTCTTCCCACAGACGAGCTTGTTTGCTTGCCAATGAAACTAGATCAGTAGTTATAGAACTTTCTGGTAGTTGCCTAAGCATCCTTTGAGCTGTACCAGGGCGTTTTGTAGAAAACGCCATTCTGTCTATTAACTCCTGCATATTTGGAGCTGACCTGGCTGCTTGACTAAAGAACCCCCCGCCCATTCCACGAGCAGGTTTAAACTGCATTTTTAAATCGAAAAGCCTATCGTACGCAGCATCAATAACTGCGTCGTCTACTGCATCAGTAAGATTTTGAGCAAGTTTTACTAAATCGGCTCTTTTAGCACCTTTTGGCGCAGACCCACCTAATGCTTCAATAAATTGCTTGAGTCCCGGTACGTTGTATCCGCCTGTAGCCAGACTGCTTTTACTCAATCTAGAAAGTAAAGTGGTTCTTTTTCCTCCTGTAGCTAAACCGCCAACCGACTGCTCGCCTTGCCGCAAAATCTCCTCTAGTTCGGCAGATTTACCCCTAGCTCTGGCTTTTTTTGCGTTCGCCAGAATTTGTTGAGGTGTTGTCCCAGAGCTTCTGTATTCAATGTCAATAATGTACTTACTGTCTGTTAATTTTGTTAGTTCTTTTTGCAGTCTTTCAGTGTTAATTGTTGCTGTTTTAACAGCAGTATCGTTTACATTAAGCCGGTAATCTCTTCTTCTAAATAGAGTAGAAATGCGTGTAAGAGCCGTATAAACACGACTAGCGTCAAGGTCTAGCTGGATACTGGGTACTTTTCTTTGTGTTAGTTGGGTTATTTTTCCGTAAACGTTATTTACAGCATCTTCTAGGCGATCAAGCTGGCGCTGACCGCTTACTTTTAACTGAATATCGGCAACGTACTCAGCCATAACAAAAACCGATCTAAGCAACAGTCTACGCAACAAAAAGCCGCCGGGTTAGCGGCGGCGTTTGGCCTTTTCCACGGCCTTTTCCTGGTCCTCGTTCAGGATCTGGAAGTAGGCGCTCCAGCCGAGGAGTTCTTCGGCGGTCATCTTGGTCCGAATTTCGCTAAGGGTTAGTCCCAGCTCTTTGGCGACTCCGAATTGGAGGAGGAGCCAGTTGTCCTTGCGAATCTCGGCGCTCAGGATTTTGGGTCGATTGGCTCTGCGTCGTCAGTCA